GTAGCTACGTTGGAGTTTAAAGCAGCTAGTTTTTGTAACCCAACCAATGCGTCTGGATCAGGCGTGGATGCATCTCTAGCTTGGTTTAGTCCAGTTACATCTCTAATCATATTTAAATAGTGGTTATATGAATTAATCAAACTAGCCATTTTAGCTTGACCACTATTCGTCCCTAGTTCCTGAATCGGCACTCGAGCGTTGTTAAATTCGCCATCCTGAGTATAAGACCTTCCAATTACAGAACCTGTCTGAAAATAAAGCTTTAAAGCGTCTTCTGGATTGTAAGCGGCTCCTGTACCTAAATCTACCTCATTTAATCCATCAGCGTCAATAAAAACACCATCAGGAACTACTCTAGATATTACTTGCTGAAGTTTTAAGTGTGTTATTTGTATAAGGTCTGCAAAGTTTATCATTCTTCTTACTAATGACTCAATAACACCTTTATACATTCTTGGAGCTGCTCCAATATAATTTGGTAATGCTTTTTGTGAAGCTGAAGCAGGTCTAACCATGTTCTTTGAAAGTTCCCATTTCAACATCTTTGTACTACCCATAACCATTATTCCGTCATACCACACTTCAATTTTCTTAGACAATTTTTCAAAGTTTTCTGTTGACTCTTCTGGCGGATTGAAGTTATCGTCTTTTGGTATAATTCTTTCACCACCATTAGGTAACTTCTTCTTTTTATAAACCATTGTCTTAGTTGTCTTATATTGAAAAAACAATAAAGTAGCCACATCTTTCTGAAATAAAGTATCATAGTAAGGTCGTAAGATACCATAGTAGTTATACCATAAAGAAGATAATTGAGATATTTCCTCGAGTTCCTCATTCGTTATGTCTGGTTTTATTTGAACTAATTCCGTTATCGGTATTTGTTTTACTTCGCCATAATAAAAGCAATCTTCAAAAGTAGGGCTTTCTGTATAACTGTAAACTAAAGAAGCAGGATCAACATACTCTACTTTTACACCTGCACCTGGATAAAAATCATGCTTTACAAAACTAACCCCTAATGTCATTAAATCGTAATTCATTCTTTGACGAATCCTAGTTTTGTAGTGGTTCATTTCTAAAACCGTATTGATGGCTTCTTCTTCTGCTATTTCAATAGCTGGTTTATAATTCATTTGCATATACAAATCTAACTCAGCACTATTGGTGGGTAGTTCATCTTGAGGAGTGTTAAACATATCTATCCCTAATTGCTCTTGAGTTATGTCCAGAATTGGTTTTGCAATCATGTCAGCTTCAATTAAGTTTTGAAACTCTTGCCTCTTTTCATTTGACAATGCGTCTTGTGCATATGCTTTAACATCAAATAACCTGTCTCCCATTCCATTTACGACAATATCCACAAACTTTGGTATAATAGGAACAGGGGTCCAATCTAAATTCAAATACGATAAATCACCATCTACAGCAATTTCATTTTTATACTTACCTATTGGTTGTTCTCCTCTTGCATAAAGTTTTCTTCTATGAAACTCTAACCACTGACTGTAAAAACGACATCCGTTTCCATCTCTTCTAAACCATTCATATTGTATTGACTGACCTACTTGTTGGCCGTATTCCATTGAAGACTTAACAGAATCGCTAACGTCTTGATTTGGAAAATTTGCGGGGTTGATAACTACGTTTATATTCTTCATTTATTTTAAGATTGTGCTGGTTTTGCCTTTATTGTCGTATCTTGCAAATTTAATGCTTATTTTTGACTCTTTTTTAACAGGGGTGTATAAATGCCTTTGATTTGCCATAATAGCTAGTCCTGAGCTAATTGAAGCATCATATTTAGTCCTATTGTTTATATTAAATTTTGCCCAATCATTTAAAGTTCTATTAAAGTACATTGAACCTATTTCATCGGCATCTCTATAAACTCCATCTAAATCAAAGCCAACGTGTTTTTCTATGTAACTCTCTATAGCAGCTGCATGTGATTGTTTTATATCTTCAGAAGAATTTGGTATTCCTCCTAACTCTTTTTCTGATTTTGAAAGTTTGTGAGAAGGTTTATCAGGTCGATTCATGCTGAACCCCCTGTATCCTCTGTTTTTTAAATGATACAATAACCTAGGTTTGTTATTCTCTACAAGGATTGGCATACCATAAAAAACACAAGCCATTAATACTTCTTCAAAAAATATCTCAGCTGTTTGTGGTCTAGCTATATACTCAAGAAAAAACTCGTTAGAAGGAGCGTCATCCATGTTAAATTTAGTTAAACCATGTAAAGCTCCGTTAGAACCTATACCTCCAACTGTTCCTGATATATCATAACTGTCACAACCAAAAGCTCCTAAGTGGTCATTACCTGGATACTTAACTCCATTTCTTATTATGTAATTGTTTTGCAGATGTTGAGGTGGAGTCCATGATAAAAAAAATCTACCTCTATTATTTGGATGCCAAACTACTTCAGAATCTTTTACTCCATCTTTCCAAGAGAACGAACCTCTAGTAAAATAATGTTCCGAAATAACAGAATCATTGTAATCAATTTGTTGATATATTTTATTTAAATTAAATATAGAGTATTTTGTTTCGTCTCTAAATGCGTGTTCTTTTGTTCTTGGAAACTGTCTATAAAACTCATTTAACGCATCTCCATCGTCTCTTAGGGAGTCTACTTCGTTTTTCCAATAATCAATAACACCAATATTTATATATTCATCATCTACTCCTTTAACTTTTTTATCAGGAGTCCTAAATACAGGAAAACCAAATTCATCTATATACCCTTCAAAGTTCCACTCCATTGGAATAAACAAAGAATAAAGACCGCTTTTGGTTTGGCCATTAGCATTTCTTTTGGTAACATCCGAATCGTTAAATAACTTTTTAAAGTTTTCTCCTCCCTTATCTAATGCATTAGACGTAGAACCCATCATACATTTTCCAACTATCCTGCTACCTAATCTCAAACAAGTTTTTGTTACCCTCCAATTGTTTAGGATGTTTTCAGGTTTCTCCCATTTGCCGCTTTCATCGTGTACTAATAATAATAGTTTTTCACCATCGTAAGAGTTATCAGAGGTGTTTTTCCAATCTATAACCGTATCTAATCCATCTAGTTTTAGTTCTTGTTCTTTGTCTAAACTTTTTCTAGTAATCTTACTAGCTGGAACACGATAAGCTAATTCAGTCTTAGGTTTGTCCATACCATCTTGTATAGGTTTAAAAAAGAACGGATATCGTGTGGATATAGGAACTATTTTGTCTGTGAACATTTTTTTAGCATCTCCCCCTGTCTTAGATAAAACTCCAACTCTAGCGTCTCTAGTTATTGTGGCTTGGTTAACTGCTTCGGATGAACTCATAAAAGAAAAACCTGAACGTCTGTTTTTTTATTTGTACATTCCAAAACATCTTTTGTCAGCTTTGCATGCTTCCCAGAATATATAAAACAGCCTATTGCTTTCTCTAAACTCAGGAAACCCTACATCAATTTTACTCCATTGTAAATACATATAGTGAGATCCTGTTATGTAAGTTGGCTTATTATTATTCATGAACCAATACCCTTCTTCTCTGTTTACAAACTCTTCCTCTACATAATTAACCCATTTATTTTTAAATGAAGATTCTTTTTTTTGCCAATCAAAAATCGTTTTAAGATAACTTAATTCTTTAGGCATTTCTTTTCTAACCCATTTATTATACCTAGAGTTGCATTTTTTAGGAGTCTTAGGTAACCCGATTTTTAATCCTTGAATGTTGTATACTTCACCTAATGTACCGTCTTTTGATATTATAATAACATCGTACTTTTCGTTGTAGCCATACTCCCATTTTTTATGTTTGTTTTTTGTAGACAGTACTGTCTTCGGTATGTATTCTTCTAATACATCTACTAGTTGTACAGACTCTTGTACAGAAGTGTTATTTTGAATTCCTTTCGGCAAATCCTGTGAATGTTTCTTTTTTTATTGGCTTTTCTTCTAAAATTGCTCTTTCTGATTCTATTCTATTTAATATTTCAAAAGCATCAAATATGGCTAGTTTTTTAGTAGCCGCTGCATTTTTTAACCTATCCGCAGCTAAGTCATCATCTGCATCATATTTTATTATATCGTCTTTAGCAACTTTAATAAGTTCTTTTACAGCTACCTCTCCAGCTGCAATAATATCAGACTTTAATTTTTTTATTTTTAAATCGTCACGCATATTTTTCTACTATCTACTCTATATAATATTTCATCGTCAATTTTAAATTCATATTCGACATCAGGGCTAAAAACCACAATGTCATCTTTATCTAAACCTAAGTCATCTAAATACTTATTTGACGTATGTATTTTACCTAATAATTCTTCGTGTTTGTCTAAAGATAATAAATCTCCCTTTTCTTTTTCAATAGGTTTTATAAAACAGTACCTTCCAGTAGAGTTCCATTTGTTATCTCTAAAATAAAAATAAATTTGTTCGTTTGGAACTAAGTATAAATCATCTTTAAAATGACATGGGCCTGATTCTTCTACGCCTTTCATATTGTAAAAACGCCTAAAAACATTATGATGAACAATTACATTGTCACCTGTCTTCACTTTACCTTCATATCCAACGGGAGTTTCTAAAACTTTTGCTATTCTATTGGTTGTGGTGTGGTCCTCTTGAGATGTGCTTATTATAAGTTTTTTATTTCCTTTTTTACTAATATTATCATACCTCTGCCCATTTAATGGTGTGACTAAAAAGTCTAACAATGGTTTTATTTTCATATTAATAATTTATATTATACTCTATAACAAGGGGCATAGATTCATTAAAAAACTTCCAAGGAATTATTTCTTGTTTGTCATTTTCAATATACACCACATATCCTTGTTGAGGTTCTGGAGAACGAGATATACTATGAATAATGTAAGTTGACAATACTTTTTGACCTACTACGTAATTCATAGAAGATTTATAGTCTGAACCTATAGAGACTTTTCTAATATATTGCATTTTATTTTATTTTAATTAACTCTTATGGAGTTACAATGGCTAGTGTAGCTGGGCTAGGCACAGGACCACCAGCAACTCCAACTATATATATACTACCAATAGGTAGTCCAGCAGCAAGTGCAGCGGCATTATCAGGCTGTAATGTTAAATGACCAGGTGTACCATAACCAGTACCTACTGCATCTCCAAAACATATTAAAGGTGTGTTTATGGCAGCTGGGTTTGCGGCTGGTCCAATCATAACTTGATCAGGAGAAATAGCGGCAGCACCGGTTCCAATAACAACTGAAGTTGCAAAACCACTTGCGTTAGCACCTATAACAACTCCTTCTGAGTGACCTGGATTAGATACATCTGCTAGATTTCCAATAATAACATTGTCACCACCTGTTGTTAGTGTAGACGCTGTTCTTTCACCAAGAACTGTGTTGTTATCTCCGCTAATTAAGTTATTAGCAGCACTAGACCCAATTAAAGTGTTTTTTTCAGCATTAGTAGAAGCACCCCCTGAAAGATTTCCAACAAATGTATTTCCGTTTGCTGTATTAATTTGACCTGCTGACCTACCAATATAAACATTAGCGTTTCCTCCGTTTGCTCGACCCGCTTGGTATCCTATAGCAACAAATCTATCGTCAGTAGCTCCCCAACCAGCTTCAAATCCTATTGCTACTGCTTGATTCAGTCCAGTCGCAATGTTAGCATTACCAGCTGCAGATTCTCCAATAAGAGTAGAAAAAGAAGAAGCTGTAGTTTGAACACCTAATGCTTGTGCTCCAATTACAACATTTTTCTCTCCAGCAGTTAAGGCATCTGCACTATTCCAACCTATCACGATGTTTTGATTGTTGGTGTTTCCTGTAAGGTCTCTTAATGCTTCTGAACCAATAGCTATGTTTCGTATAGAATCTAAACTATTTGCCGAGGCTCTTGTACCTATTGCTATGTTGTCTGAACCTTGCGTACTTGTAGTAAGAGCATTTACACCTATTGCTACATTATCGCCTCCAATAGTTAAAGCATCTCCCGCACTTTTACCAACAGCCACATTGCTTACACCAGTTGTTAAACTTTCTAATGCGCTTACCCCAATACCTGTGTTATTATCACCTACTAAACTTGTACTATCTAACGCTAGATTTCCTAAACCAACATTGTTTTCTCCGTATGGATGTGTAGCATTGACTCTGTAAAAACCTCTTATTAAAGTTTTAGCAGCAGCTGTTCCTAGTTGTATGTCATAATTTGGTAATGCTGGGCTGTTGTTGTCTACCTGTATTAAATTAGTTTCTACCGCTTTACCAACTTCTCCTGCTAAATTGCTTCCAATAAATATTTCTTTAGCGGTCAAATTAGGAAGGTCGTTAGTTCTACCCGTGCAAGTAACTTGAATATCTGTTTGACCCGCTGTTCTTGATATAATACCTACGTTCTGAACAAACTCCGTAGCATCTACTGGTCTGTCCACGGTTAAACTTCCAGATGTACTAACGTAAACTATGTCTCCTACAGATGGAGTTCCGCTTATTGCAACTGATACATTTTCTAATAAACCTACAATTATTATTTTACCATCAGAACCATTAGGTATATCTGCTAATACTAAACCGCTTGCTGGCATCAATGTGTCAAATCTATAATCAGCTTCTTCTACCAATGGTAGTCCAGCTGGATTTGTGTCTAAATGTACAGCTGCTCCTTTTACTAATGGAGCTCCAGATTGGTTTCTTACATCTTTAACTACAACTGTTGGGCTTAGTGCAGAAGCATTAACCCATTGTGGAGCAAGACCTGGACCTTGAGAAGCCATTAATTGACCTGCTACACCTGGACTACCTGCCGTGCCGTTAGTAGCAACAGGAGGTTGACTTGAGCTAGTCGTAAAAGTAGATGGAGTTCCTCCGAGTCTTATTTCATTATGGAAGTTATGAGGAGTTACTGAATTTATGTTGTCAGCTCCTCCCGCTCCATTTCCTCTAATATAAAGCGAACTCGAGCCACTAAATATTTTAAATTCTAAAGCACTACTACCTTGAACAAAAGTCCCATCTGACCTTGTGTTATTTGTAGGACCACCTATTACTATCTTACTATTTATAGTTCCATTCGTTTGAACATAAGTGTCTTCATTAGATTTTAATACCGCTGAATCTCCTCCCGTTAATGAAAGAGCAGCGCCTGAGCTTACTGAGATATTTCCTGGAGAATCTACTGTTATAGGGTCTGCTGCATCAATATCTATTAATCCACCTGCACTTATGGTCATATCATTTCCACCTATTAAAGTTATGTTTCCTGCAATAGCGTCATTAGCTCCAATATAAACAGGACCATCACTATCAAAAATAACACTACCTAATCTAGCTCCAGCTGATCCTGCTTGAAACTCCACTCCTGCAACAGGAGGTACAAATCTATATATTCGTCCCGCTGTGGGTACAATGAAATTTAAATCAGTATTGGGCTCGGCTAATATTTCACCATTATTTAATATCAAATCACTATTGCTATCGCTTAATTTTATATTTCCACTAGTTATTGTAATTCTATCTTGAACTGTTGGACCACTTGCGTTTAAACCAATATAAGTTACGTTTCCTACACCTAAAACATTTGACCCTAAATTGATTGAACCATTCCAAGGGTTTTGGCTGTTATAAGCATCCGCTGACCCAGGAGATGCAGTAGGTGAGGCGTTTAAAACTTCCAATAAAGTAACTTCACCGTCTATAAAGTCAGCTAGTGCTTGTACAGTAACAGTTTTAGTTAAATCAGCGGTAGTAGATGTATCGGTTAAAACTAAGTAGTCACTCGCTAATGGAGTGATATTAGGATAAGCAGTAGTATTTGATATTTTAGCCATTTTCTTTTTCGGTTATTTCTCCAGTTTTTATGTTAACTACTGAATTTTCACCGTATTTTTTAATTAGGCTTTCTTCCAGAAGTTTGAACTGGCTTTTTAATTCGTTTATGTCTTGAATTACGCTTTGTTTGTGTAACTCAACTTCTCCTAGTTGTAATTTAAACGATTGAAATCTTGTTTGAAGATTTTGTAATTGTTCTAATTCTTGACTAGTTACTTTTTTAGTTTCAGTTTTTAATGTTTCCATTTTATTAAATTTTAATTATTGTTATAATGCAAAGATAGTTATTTTTTGTCTTTCATAGTCGAACCATAGAAATATCCAGTAATACTCAAAGCTATACCTTCTGTGATACCGATTAAGTGAATCCATATCTCTTTATTATGCTCAGGTATTTTTAAATAAACTATAGCGTAAACTAAGAAAGCAAAAGCAGATAATCCCACTAATCCTGTAAGATTAAACATCAAATCAAACTTCTTCACTTTAGAAACTTCTATTTCTCTTTTACGAGCTGAGTCTCTATCTTCTACTTCTAACTTATAAACCTCTACGATTTGTGCATGAAG